CGCTGTCCCTATTGCCAGGTGTGACTCCGGGCATTCATCCATCTTTTGCCAGTCATTATATTCGTAGAGTACGATTTGGTTCCGCAGATCCTCTAGTTGATGCATGCCGTAAGCGCGGGCACAAAGTTGTTTGGGATGTTGGTCTGGATGGAAGGGAAGATCACACCCGATATGTTGTTGAATTCCCCTGCAAGTCTCCAGAGGGTTCTATCCTTGCAAGTCAAATGACAGCAATTGAGCAACTTGAGTGGGTTAAGAAGATGCAAACGGTATGGGCTGATAATGCTGTTTCCGTCACTGTGTATTACAAAAAAGAAGAATTGCCTGAAATGAAGAGATGGTTGTCTGAAAATTATGATAATTCTGTGAAATCAGTATCGTTTCTTCTGCATGTTGATCACAACTTCCCGCTCCCTCCATATGAGGAAATAACCAAGGAAGTATATGACAAAATGGTTGCATCTATTGACTTCTCTATCAAATTCAATGGCGGTAGTGGTTTTGACGAAATAGACATTGATAACTGCGCCACGGGCTCTTGCCCAGTCAAGTAGTATCGTGAATGACAATATTTGACTGTGATTGGGAAAAACTGTACGGCTACTCGTCATTTTTATTCTTTTTTTAATAAAAATGGTGTACAATAGATTCAAATGAGTCAAGATCCTATTAAAAAGAAAAAACTCTGGGTCCCGCCAAGGACTTACGGAGTCTGTATCTGGATTATGCCAGATGGAAGTCCCCTAAGTGATGGAGATGGCTACTTATCTGCGGAGGGTTTTATCGGTGATGAGAATATTGAAAAGAGGGTAAAGGAAGCCGCCAAATATTGGACCGGAAGTGATGAAGGTCGCCTAACCTGGGTCCAAGGTGCCAGAAAGGTTTCAGCAAACGAGCGTGATGACCAAGTTGACAGATTAAAGAATGGGCTTGTTGCAGATCCATATGAAGATTTTTTTGACACCCTGAGGCCGTCATGACAAAAAATATGATGCACATTCAAGAAGATTCTCAAGAACTTGACGGCATTGAATATTTTGGAATGGAGTCAACACCAGTTGATGACGATCCCTTCATGAAAGTCTCTTTTGATTCCTTGTCCCCAAAAATGAAAAGAAAAGTGATGAGGCTATCAAAGAAGTTTGAGGGCACGGATGGTACACAGAGTAAATATATTGATCCAGAAACTCTTGATGGATATTCGCTATATGATATCGTAAACCCACCATACGATCTTGATACACTAGCAGGTCTTTTTGATTCAAGCGCAATTCATAACGCCTCGGTAATGGCAAGGGTGATGAATACCGTTGGTGTTGGTATTGAATTTCAAGAAACAACCAAATCGAAAAGAAAAATAGAAAAGGCAATGGGTGATCCAGATAGGATTAGTCGAGTACGAAAACAATTGCAGGATGAAAAAGAACGCCTTGAAGAGATTTTTGAAAATATTAATCTTGAAGAGACTTTTGTTGAGACAATGATTAAAGTTTGGCAAGATGTTCTTACAGTCGGTAATGGCTATTTGGAAATTGGCAGAAACAACTCTGGTCAGATTGGTTATATTGGTCACATTCCTGGAACGCTTGTTCGGGTAAGGAGAGGAAGAGATGGATATGTTCAAATTGCGAGAAGCAATAAAATATCAGCAGTATTCTTTAGGAACTATGCAGACAAAGAAACAGAGGACCCGATCAACTCCGACCCAAGACCAAATGAGATTATTCATTTTAAAACCTATTCTCCTAAAAATACATATTACGGTATTCCTTCTTCAGTCTCTGCTGCTGCTGCAATTGTTGGGGATAAATTTGCAAAAGAATATAATATTGATTACTTTGAGAATAAAGCTATTCCTCGGTATGCCGTTATAGTTAAGGGTGCAAAGTTAAGTAATCAATCCAAGCAAGAACTCATTAATTATTTTAGAAAAGAAGTTAAGGGGAGAAATCATGGCACTCTTGTTATTCCAATCCCTGCCTCTATTGGCGCTGATAGCGATATCCGCTTTGAAAAATTAGAGGCCGGCATTCAGGATTCATCATTTGATAAATACAGAAAATCAAACCGAGATGAAATTTTGGTTGCCAACAGGGTTCCTGCGCCAAAGGTTGGCGTGTATGATAATGCAAATCTTGCGGTGTCCAGAGACTCAGATAAAACATTCAAAATGCAGGTTGTAGGCCCAGATCAGTCCGTAATTGAAAAGAAAATTAACAGGGTTATGTCTGAATTTACAAGCCTGTTTAGCCTTTCATTCAAGAAGATAGACTTGATTGATGAAGATATTCAGTCTAGAATTAATGACAGATATTTGAGAACAGAAGTTATTGCCCCCAATGAAGTCAGGTCTCAACTCGGTCTACCCGAAAGGGGAGACGGGGACGAAATTCTTCCGTTCCCAACAAAAATTAAAAAAGAATCTAATGCTGGGGCTCCGATTGGTAACTCTAATAACCAATCTTCCCAGCCAAGGAATGCCAGATCAGACACCCCAGAAGGCTCTAGTGATCCGAGACAATCGGGAGACCAGGCTGAGCGGGGAGAAAATCAAGACAACTCAGGAGGTAGTCAATGAGTCATACAATGGGTATTGTTTATTCAAGTACAGCAGTGGATAGCACGGCAAACACCGTGTCTACAAACAATCATACTTCAAGTATTTACTTTCACAACACGGATGCAAGCACGGATGCCGTAGTGAAGTTGAACGGTGGACCACACCAAGTGCTCATCCCAGCAAATAAAAACTATGTTGAAATTCCCGGTGATTATACAAAATTTCAAATCATCACGGCGAACGTAGTTCTATCAGTATACGCCGTAGCGTAATTTGCTGTATAATGCATTATTGATTTATACTTTTGGAGTATATCTTTATGACAGATTTTAACTTATCATTCCCCATAGATATGGTGAAAAAAGAACAGCGTATTGTTACCGGCATTGCCACTGCGGACAATGTTGATAAAGTTGGCGACCTTGTAGACTTCAGTGCATCACTTGATGCATTTAAGAATTGGCAAGGAAATATTCGGGAAATGCATGCTCCGATAGCTGTTGGAAAAGCAATTAGCTATAAACCAATTAAGATTAAATCAGCTAATGGGGAGGAGTATAATGCTATCCAAGTAGAAGCATATATCTCAAAGGGTGCAGAAAACACTTGGCAGAAAGTTCTTGATGGGACACTTCGTGCATTTTCTATCGGTGGAAAAATTATTAAGAAAGAACTGATGCAAGGAAAATCATTTAACGGTAGACCAGTTTCAGTAATTAAGGAATATAATTTGGGTGAGCTAAGTTTGGTTGACAATCCAGCAAATGCTGTGGCTACAATTGACTTGGTTAAAAGAGCAAGCGATGGTTCTCTTGATTACGCTTTGAAGGAAGATGATGCTGTTGAGAAAGCCAAGCAGCCAATCAAAGATCCCAAAGGGGGCTTGACAGCTGCTGGTCGGAGACACTTCAAGCAGACAGAAGGTGCTAATCTAAAACCGGGAGTTCGTGGCGCAGCTGATACCCCAGAAAAAATGCGGCGCAAGGGGTCTTTTTTGACAAGGTTCTTTACGAATCCATCTGGCCCCATGAAGAAGCCCAACGGTGAACCAACTCGCCTCGCACTTTCCGCTTCTGCCTGGGGTGAGCCAGTTCCCAGCGACAGGGCTGCCGCTGCGAGATTGGCTGCCAAGGGTCGTCGCCTTCTTGAAAGGTATAGAAGACTCCAGGAGACAAAAAAGAGTGTTGATGGTAATGACTTTAATACCGAAACTGTTGATGAAACAGACTTGTTTTATGATATCATTTTTGATAGCATTTATGAAGAATTAGAGGATGTTATTGAAGAAGGAAGAGTTTACTTTGAAGGTGTCGATTTAGACGCTGACGAAGAAATTGAAGAAAACCTTCATTTTGAATTGCAAAATGATGTAATATATGATAAGGTGAAACCTATGGATAATTCTAATTATGATAATGACAGCAAAAATTCGCTTGTCAAAAAGTTTATTGCTTGGCTAAGTTCGGAACCAAGCGATCAAGAGTTGGAGAAACAACTCGAAAATACTGAAGTCTCAATCGAGGCAGCAGTACATACTGAACAAATGGAGGAACAGGAAATGGATATGGAAATCTTAAAAGAAGTATTGGGTTCCGTCATTGATCAGAAGCTCAACGATTTTGCCACTACGCTAAAGGCGGAAGTCGAAGCAAATGTCGCTGCCAAGATTGATGAAGTTGCCAAAAACTTCGACTCACACAACATAGAACTCGCTCAGAAACTGGAAACAGCTGAGAAGACTCTAGAAGAACAGAACGCTAAGGTAGAGCAAATTGCAAACGCCGGTGCCGTAAAAAAGAGTGTAGACCCAGAAGATGATGCTGATGATGTAATTATCAAGTCAGAGACATCGTTTTGGGGAAACCTTTATTTGCCACAAAGCTTGATTAAAGCTCTGGGCTACAAGTCATAAGTTAAGGAGGAATATTACTATGGCAACACAAGAAGAAATTTTAGCAAAAGCTGACGAAGTTACTACGAGCGTCGTTAGCAACGCATCGGGTGGCTTGCTCAAACCAGAGCAGTCAAATCGATTTTTGGATTTCGTGGTCGATCAGTCAAACCTGATGAAGAATGCTCGCGTGGTGCGCATGCGCACACCGCAAATGGAGATTGATAAGCTATCAATCGGTACTCGCTTGCTTGCAAAAGCAACTGAGGCATCGTTTACTGGCGCAAATGCAGCAGTTACATTTACGAAGGTTTCGCTTTCAAGCGTTAAGCTTCGTTTGGACTGGGAGCTCAGCACAGAGTCGCTCGAAGACAATATTGAAGGTGCTTCACTGGAAGATCACATTGCTCAGGTTATGGCTCGTCAAACAGCTAATGACATGGATGATTTGCTCATTAACGGTAACACATCTTCAAACAATGGTCTTCTGAAGGCCCTTGATGGTTATGTGAAGCTTGCTTTGGCTGGCGGTAGAGTTGTTGATGAGGCCGGAAACAATATTTCCCGTGCCACATATGACCGCGTTCTCCGCAATATGCCAACCAAGTACCTGCAGAAGCGCAATGAACTGCGTTTCTTCTCGGGTCCAGGAATCGTGCAGGACACATCGTTCAGCTTGCAGAATCCAAACTCTGCCACGGCTGCAACCGCTGGTGCTGCAGCCCCTGGTTCAACATTTGGCGAACAAGCATTCATGAATGGTGCTATTCGTGCAAATGGTGGTCCTGGTGCAACAGGTATGTCGCCATACGGTATCCCACTGGTGGAAATCCCATTGATGCCAGAAACAGTAACCGGTGATTATTCATCGCCTGCTGGTAGCCATGGTTTTGTTGAATTGACATTCCCCAATAACAGAGTTATTGGTCTACACAGAGATATTACTGTGTATCGTCAGTTCCAACCAAAGACGGACACCATTGAGTACACACAATTCCTCAGACTTGCAAGTAACGTTGAGAATCTTGATTCTTACGTGATTGCCAAGAATGTGAAGTTGCGCTCACTGTAATAGTAATTGTTTGAGTGTT